GTATTTGCCATATTATTCTATCGTGTATAATTGTCCCTCTGCCATATCTTGAAAAGATACCCAAGATGTTAATGTTTCTAAATCACTATCGTTTAATGCTGAATCAAAGTATTGTATTTGTTTTGTGTTTCCGTAGAAGTCATAACTTCCATTTCCATAATCAAAATTAATTCTATCTAAACCACTTAAAGAAATAGCATTTGTACTTGTTAATATTTCAAAACCATTTAAAAACATTGCAACATCTCCACTTTTATATTTTAAAGCAATTTTATTTGAATTAGATGAACCTATATCACTTTTAAAAATTGATATACTTGTAAGGGAATTATTTATTTCAAGATAAATTCTGTTCAAATAATAAAAAAGAATAACATCGTTTGAGGTAGTTCCGTCACTTAAACTAATAGCTAATAGACTTTCATCTAAAGCACTAACCTCTGCAAACAATACTCCTTCACTATCATTAAACGTATTAGCATCTCCTGCTCCGTTACAAGTTTCTGCATCTCTTGTAACTGAACTTCCGTTTGTTGGTATGTATGATGTTGCGTAAGAGCCAAATTCTGATTGTGCTCCAAAAAAATTAACACTATTACCATTACCCTCTATAACTATACCAAGTGTTTTTAATCCTAATGGGGAAGCGTATGCCACAGAACATCTATACCAACCATTTCCATAATAATCAATACTTGCTTCACTTAAGTTGGAATTAACATTTAAAACATAACCATTTGTTAAATCAAATTCTGCATAATATTCATTACTCGCTTGTCCCATTTTGAATTTGTCATAATTACCTGATTTAGCAAATACTGATATTATTTGTTGTGTTTCTGTTAAAAAATTAGTAATAACCATTAATCCCACATCAGATGTAGCTTGTATTAAATTGCTATTTAAAGTGCCATCAGGGGAAATCGAATTATTAGAAGATACCGAAGCATCTACCTTATTCCAATAAGCATTACTAAAATCTTCTGAATACTGTATTAAATTAGTTCTTGCAGGCTCTAATAATAAACTTGGACAACCACTAACAACACCATCAATCATTGGATAGTTTAGTCTTGGCACGTTACTACCAACTGTTTCTATTAAACCATCTTTATTTATTCTTGTAGCAAGAGTTGCTCTTGAAAAATCAAAATCACCTGTACCATCATTCGGTAAAACAGAATACACTTTTGATGCTTTATATGCACTTGGTATTAATGCTAAACTTGGTTTTGTTGACATTTATTTTTTTTCTTTTTTAGTTAAGTATTTTTCTAACTTAACAATGTTACCTTGTTTTGGCTTGTAAGTTTTTTTCATTATAATACCCAATTTGAACTATCTACATCTTTGTCTGGATAAACATCTGATTGTTGGTTTTCAGTATATTCAGGAAACTTTGTGTTATCAAAACAAATGTAATCTACAAATCTTCTTGTATAATATTCTGCAAAGTCTCTTTCTTTTTGTATTAAAAAATCAACTTCGTCTTTACTTACTGTTTCTGCATTTTCAGAACTATGTTTAAATACACCTCCGTTTTTAACTTGATATGCTGCAAATGGTAAATAATCAACCATCGCATAATGTATTAACATAGGTTGTATATAGTCAGTTACTAATTTTAAATAATCTCCAGTTAATGTATCGTTAATAATATCGTTTTCAATTCTTTCATACAACTTCGTTCCTAAATAGTTTTGTATGTGTATATCTTGAGCAATAGAAATAAACTGAATAAATTTATCTGTATCAACATTGCCGTCAATTATAGTGTTTTTAACTAAATCTGTTCTACTTATAAATAGTGCTTTCATTTTATCTTTTTTTATTTACAAAACCATTATTAGGCATATCTGTTGGTCGCATAGCAACTTCTTTTTCATTTACTTGTGGCTTAAAACCCTCTTTTTTAGCTTTGTTTACACTTACCTCTGCTTTTGGATTACCTACATCTGGCTTAACTTTTGTTCCTTTAGCCATATACGTTTTACGCATCCAAAAATGATGGCAATCTCCTCCACCTTTATACAACCAAATATCATAAGTATCAGCACCATTTAAACCCCACCCAGCATTAACTGCTCCTTGACTCATCGCTTGTATATCTTCTTTACGATATATCTTTTTAGCACTTACCATTTTTCTGCAAAATTCTCTACTATTAGAACTTGCTCTTAAAGGAGCATATTGATAACGAACTTTAAATTTAACACCTTCTTCATTTTGTCCGTCTTGTTCACTTTTAGCATTTGGTCTTGCAGTACCTGTTGTAGCAAAATTCCAAACTTTTGATAATAGACTTTCTTTTTTAGTGTTTAACTTTTTTATTTCTTCGTCTAATTCTTCTTCTGCATCGTAATCAACTTTTCTTTCATCAATTAATTCCCAATTTTCTAAATCCTCATCTTCTCCAAAATCTTCTAATTCAGAAAACATTTTAGACATTTTAATACCAGTTTCTTCTTCTCTTGTTTCTTCGTCTTTTACATTATCTAAATCAGTAAATTCTAAAGGTTGTAGTGTCTTAAAATATAAGTTTAATGATATACCATTAAAAGCTAATATTCTATCAAGAGCATCAATCATAAGGTCTTGAAATGGTCTTATAACGGTATTGTCCATTAACACAGAAGCAGTTTTTAATTCATCTGCATTATTCCCTAACCCTGTTGAGTCTTTTATACCTAATAACATAGGAGATACAACTCTATGAGATACCATTATTTTCTTTTGTGATTCTTCACTTAAAAATTGGTATTGATTATGAGCGTCAGATAATTGAACTGGTGTAATATCAGCAGCACTTTCTTTGTTGTCGTTAAATGCTAAAATAAACTTACCGCTATTTGAACTTCCTGCAAACTTATTTTTAATCTTGCTTTCTAATAATGTTTGAGTTTCTTCGTTTGGTACACCATTATTCATATTAATTAACATACTTGGAGCAAGTCCGTTTTGTATGTTATTGATGTGATAGTTAGAAACCTCTTCTTCTAACTCTGCATATTGTAATCCTCCTTGATAATCTGGAGTACTATAATAGTACATTCCTGCTTTGTAAGGTTTAATGTAAAGTATTTCAATATTTTGAGGAACTTTAGAAACACCAAATGCTTGTATTCTTTTAGGTTTATCGCTTGGTTTTAAATCTGCCCAATTTGGGTGATAATAATACGCTTGAACTTCTTTGTCATTCTCTCCACATTTTTCTGCTCTTAATGTTTCAACAGGTAAATGTTCTACCCTTACTATTTTCTTTTTGTCTTTACTATAAGCAATTTGTAAGGCACATTGACTGGTTAGTTTTAAATCATAGACAGCCCTTCTTAAAGTTTCTTTTTTTAGCAAAGAAATCATCATTGCGTATTGTTCTGGCTTTCTTGCGCTATCTGTTGCATCTAAACCTCTACCAAATATCATTGAAGCCATAGCATTAATAATAGCGCCATTTGTAGCACTACCATTATACCTATCAATTAAATATTGAAAGTAATTGTTATCTTCTCCAAAACCAACCCACTCTTTGTTTTTATCCTCTACAATTTTAGGGCTTGTATATGTGCTTAAATTAACAAAACTAATATTAGAATTGTTCTTTTTTGGTTGCGTTGGCTTTCTGTATTTATTTATATGTTTACTCATAATATTATAAAATCGTTATTAGCACTTTTTGAAACATACTCGTTTTTATTTACAGAATAATGTTCGTTGTTTAATTGACTTGTTGATTGTGCAGTACAAAATATTTTATCTCTATAAATTATATTAGAACTATTATTATCAATTACTTTTAAATCATAAAATCTGCCTTCTTTTAAATCAAAAACAGTTGTTAATTCAATATAATTTTTATTTACAACAGAAACAGGATTTAAAGTAACTTCGGTGTTTGAACTATCATCTCTTAAAATAATTGTAACATCTGTACTATATACTCTTGGTATAATTTTAATAGTTTGTTGGTCTGTTGTTGGTAACAAATGCTTCATATATATATTACAATAAAATGTAGATAATTTATTGTTTAAGTATTAAAAAAAGGATAATCAATTAAGACTATCCTTTTTAAATATTAAATTAAAATTAAAAGAAACTATGCGTTAGGGTCTATTTGAGTAGAACTTGTTGCTGCAGTAATAATTGATGCAGTAACAAAATAAGCAGGTGCAGTTTCTTGACCTTCCATTGTTAAAGTGAATCCACTTAAATCTCCCATAGCAGCACCACTTACAATTGTACCTCCTGTAACCTCTGCTCCATTTTCTAAACCTACTAAAAAGAAATATCAATTATAGTCTTCTATTGCTAGGTGGGGACGTGAAGAAGATAATAAGTTGATTTGTGCTTGTGTAGCTTTGTCTAA